TGCACTCGCCGAAGGTAGCCGCGAAAAAAAGCTGAAATGGGTCGCTGAAACCTATGAAAAGGGTTCCAGCCAATCCATCGGAAAGGGTGGTCGCTATCAGGGCAGGTACCAGAAATCGTAACGCACCGGACCGCTCTGGGTCATCCCCGCTTTCGCCGCATAGAGCCACAGGGTAATTGCAGACCCAAAGAAGGGCGTCCCTGGCGGATAAAGGCGGAATCCCGTCAACGGCGTGACGGAGTGGTTGATCCACCCTGTCGGCGAAACCCCTGGGGGCATCATTGCCCAGTAGATCGTCGCGCCGGCCGTCGCGCAAGTCACCGCCACCGTGGCAATCCCCCCCTTCACACCCCCTTCGCTTGGCGTCAGCATCGGCGTCAGGACCGTGGTGGTGGGCCCCACTTGCAGGTGCACTGCAGCGCCCCCGCCGACCGGCTGCAGTTCATGCCATGTCACCCCCAGCACGCTATCCGATACCACCGCAAACAACTGCCAGCTACCGGGAGACGGCAGCACAAACGCCGGCGCTACACACGTCTGATACCCGCTCGCGCTGAAATCCTGCGCGAACAAGCTCGTTTGCTGCGACCCCAGCTTTGCCACGAGCGCAACCTGCGTAATTAGCCCACCGCTGGATCCCGCCCCACAACTCAGTTTGAACTGCGTGGCGGAATCGAAAGTCGCCGTGAAGTCCCCAATATCGATGAAATCCGCATCCCCCGGTCCCTTCTTTTGGATGGACAACCACGACACGCCGGGCGCGAACGTCGGCGCCAGGACAAACGCCAGATCCGGGCATACATCCCCGTCGGTCAAATCCGCTTCCCGCGTCTGCGTGAACGCCTGCAGCCTCAAGACCCCGCCCGTCCCCGCCAAGGCGTAATCCGCAAACTTCGCATGCGAATAACTCACCAGGCCGCTTCTGGCTGCCACCCACACGGCGTCCCCGGCCGTCAATGCCATCGGCTGCGTCCCGAACCTCCCCCGCGTCACCTGCAGCGTATAAACGCCCCCCGCCAAGGCCATATTACTCAGCGTCATTGCCTCGAAAACGCCAGCGTGGAATACCCATACCAACACCGCATTGTCGTTGACCGCGTCCGCCGATTGCTCCCCCGCAAAATTGGCCACGTCTCCCTGCACCGAGAATTCCGACAGCGTTATCCCAAAACTCGTCGCCCAATCCGCTCCCCCGCTTGGCGCGCCCACCGTGGCTGCCACAGTCCCTGAGATTGCCCACGCTGTTTGCTGGCCCAGCAGATAAAACACCGCCCCATCCGCCGCCCTCAACCACACCTTCAATCCCACCATCGATGGTGACTTCCTGGCGGCCAGCACCATCAGTTCGAACCCTGTCTCCCCCGTCAGCGCCGGCGGAGGTTGCATGATCTGATAAAGGCTTACGTCCTCCGGGGCCGCCTCCACCAATTCCCCAGGCCCGGGTAAGGTCGCGCTATATGGAATGGCCGCCAATCCGCGTTCGTTCTCGAATTTCATAGTCACCCTGCCAGCCGGCGGTGCTTCCAGCGTCTTCCCGTTGCACCTGCAGATGACCGAAAGCTGCAGCGCGTCATGCGTCAACGTGAACAAATCCCCGACCCCGATCCCTGCCGCCTTTTCCATGCGGACCGTCAACTCCCCGCTCAGCTTCGGCTGCGCATAGATCTTGCCCCATTCCGCTGCATGACTCGCCGCCTGCGCTTCCCTTGTTATCCACGGCCGGTCCAGTGTCGCCCGGCGCGGCTCTCCCACCACCTGCCGGTTCAGTCCGCTAATCCAGATTCGCGCCGCGTCCTTATAAGCCCTCGCCAGGTCCTGAAACTTCGCCACCGTTTCATTAAACGAAGCCGCCCAGCCGTCCGCGTCCCATTGGATTTCATCCACCAGATCAGTGTAGGCAATCGTCCCGCTAATCAGCGGCAATTCGCCATGCAGGAAGCGCCCCGCCTGGATCGTGCCGGATGGCCCAAATCGTAACCAGCCATCGTAATAGGCCAGCGCCTGCCCCACCCATTCCCGCCCCGTCTGCGCCTTGTCCAGCACCGGCGACACGTACGCGTTCGGCGCGGCCCCAACCAAACTGTCCGCCACCGCCTGCCACGAGGCCGCATCGAATGCCGCATTCGCCTTGCCCAGGCCAAATATCGGGTCCGTCAACAACTCCGCCACCACGGCCGCGGGGTTCGCCTGCTTATCCCCATCCAGAGCCGCAGAAGCGCCGGCGATCAATGTTTGCGAAAGCCCCCGGATCACAAGGGCCTCCAAGTTCGGGGCCTCCTGTCTTTCCACCCCAAACTTGAAATCCTTTAGCACCACCACCGCCTGGCGCCGGTACGGCGGATGCCCCAAGCCGGCCAATATCGCCTCACCAGCCGTGTCCAGCACCTGGTCATCCGTGCCCCAGTAGAAATAAGCCTGCCCATAATCCTTCACCGTGAACGGGTAGGGGTTCGCGCTCCCCGCCCTCGTCACCGTGTATCGCGCCCAATAAGCCCCGTTCGGGGGCTCCGTGTCCGGCGTCGCATAATGCGCGGCCGTCGCCTTATAGGTTATCCCCAGGTAATTGGCCAGATCAGCCACGGCATAGTGGCGGGCCTTGCTCATCAACCCGCTCGCCACGGCCGTCTGCGCCACGTTCGGCCCCGCGTTGGCGTACTGGATCATCCGGCTGCTGGTCCCCGTGATCGCCGTCGCGACCGCGCAGTCAAACGACGCATCCGGCAGTCCCGTCACCACCATGTGATCCCCCTTCGAGCACCCATGGTCGACGTCGAACCACAGCGTCGCCGTGCCCCCGCTGCGGCGCACCTCGGTCACCTCCAGTTCCACCGCCCCGTCGTTCCAATGGTTCTGCGTGGGCCACACCGTGCTGCCATCGATGATTAGCGCGCACAATTCGTCCACCGGCCCGGCGCACACCACCCCCGCCACCGTGCCGTAATACGTCTTCGTTCCCCCGCTGCTTTTTCCGCCCATAATGTTTGCCCTCTACTTCTTCCCGGACGATGACGTATAGGTCAGGTTATAAACCGGCGTGACCCAGGTCACTGCCAGCTTTCTCTGCCCCCAGAATACCGGCACCACCGTCGCGTCCTGATTGCTCACCAGCTCCGCGTGACTCAGGTTCGCCGGGTCCGGGTTGGGCTGCGCCGGCGTTGAATTGCCATCCTTCATAATGTTCCCCTCTCGCCTTCTTCGACTGGCCGCCAGGCCGCCTGCAGTCGGCTGCCCCACGTCGCGTCACTCAACGCGCTGCGGATCGTCCCCACCTGGCTCATGGCATGCACAAACATCCCATCCCCCAGGTAAATCCCCACGTGATGCACCACCCGCCCAAGCCTGAAGCCCAGCAAATCCCCAGCCTGCAGCGCCGCTATCGCCGGCAGCCTCACAAACTCCGGCCGCCCGTCCATCCATTCCTCCACCAGGCTTACCCGGCTGAACTGCGCATGCGCCATGGACACCGCCGGCACCTCGATATCGCAGCATCCCACCCGCCGGTAAATCTCCGACGCCAGCTTCTGGCAGCTCGCTCCCTTGCCGCGTTCGGCTGAATTCGCGAGGAACGGTGTCCCCAGCCATGCCAGGGCCTCCGCCTGCAAGCGCTTGCTCCTCTCCTCATTCGCGAACCAGCTCGTCATGGCTCACTTCTTTCCCGCGCCCCCCGTGCTCTGGTTCAGCGCCAGCGTTGGGTTCGCCACCGGCATAAACGGGTGCCCCCCAAAATTCAGGCCGTTTGCGAACTTCGCTTTGCACGTGTCAAACCCCAGATCGCATCCCGGATAGATCACCACCACGGCCCCGATCACGGGTAACACTGCCGGGTTCCGGTCCAGCGTCAATACCCCCGCTCCGCCCCCCAGAGGCGCGAACGCCGAATCCACAATCGCCCGCCTCTCCAGTGCCGCCCCCGCTCCAAACTCAGCCCAGCCTCCCGCAAAGAATTCCCCCCACGCCGCTCCGGCCGCCATGGCCGCGATCGCGGCTGCCCCCACACCCGTCAAGGCCGCCACGTAATATGCGGCCGGATATCCCCCCGCCGGCGCCGCGGACATCGTCACGGTGAACTTCCAATCCGCCGCCGCCAGCGTGCAGCCCGGCCCGAACAGACCGTGGTTGCATTGTTGCTGGAACAGAAACCGTGGCGCCTGCCGATCGAACAACGTTCCCGCCGGCGCCGCCACCGCCTGCAGTCGACTGCCCTTCACCGTCACCTTCACCACCTCCCCGCTGAAAATCACCGCGACATTCCCCGCCACGCCTGCAGCCCATTCCCCCGACCGGATCACCAGATAGAGCGGCGCTTCCATTTTTAGCGTCGCCATCTTCACCAGCATCCCGCCCAGCCCCACGTCCGCGTCCACGTCCACCTCGTCCCGGTCGAGATACAGTTCCTGCTGGATCTGCCCGTGCGACAGCTTCCCAGCCGTGTAATTGTTCCCACCGTAGGTCACGTCCGCCTCAAAACTCGTCCACCGCTCCGTGTACGTTGCCCCTGCAATCGCGTATGAAAACTCGTACAGGTAACACCGCGTCGGCAGCGCCCCGAGCGTCGTGCCCAGCGTCTCCCCGTCCGCCGGCACATACTCCGCCGGCGCTTCCCGGAGCGGCAGCACCGCCGTGGCATAATCGCCGCTCACCCATTGCAGCTTCAATGCCGCGTCCCGGAACCGTCCGAGCACCAGTCCGCATACCAGTGTATCCAGTGGCAAAGCCGTCCCCACCGACGCGCTCAGCGTTATCGTGTTGGCCCCCACGGCCGCCACGTGCGCCCCGATCACCTGGTTCCCGGCGGCCGCGGCCGCCGGCGTCACAAACCCCAGCCAATCCCCGGCCATCACCGCCGCCGTATCCTCCACCTGGAGCACCAGGTCCGTGGCGAGCGCCGGCGCTGTCAATACCGCCGCCCCCGTCCACGTGGGCGCCCAGAAAGCCCCGCCCGCCCCAAACTGCCGGTAAAACTCCAGCAACTGCCCCACGTCCTCCAGCGTGCTCAGGAAGTGACTCGTCTCTTGCTCCCTTGCCACCGCCTGCGGATAAAACGTCTGCGCCGGTTCCCGCCCAAACCCGATCCGGTTCCGGATAATCGCCAGCGTGAATTCATCCGGCCGCGCGTCGAAATTCACTTCAAACGGAAACACCGGCGGCCCCGCCGCCCACGCCCCGCTCGGGACCGGGCCCGCCGCAAACACCGCCGCCGCCGGCGCTATCGCCCATGCCGCCGGCGAGGCCTCCGCCAGCTCCACGTCGAACACCAACCGCTCCGGCGTTTCCCAGGCACCCTTCCGTTGCTCTAGCCGGCCCCACAACAGCGGACAAACCCAATCCCCGTCCGCCGGCCATACCGGCTCCACGCCGCTGTAAATCTCCCATTGGCTCCAATCCTCCTTGAACGCCACATTCAGTCCGCCGCCGATCGCCCGGCCCCCGCGATCTCCCCACGCCACGATCGCCGGCCATAACGGCGCGGCCACCGCTTCGCTGGTCCACAACCTCAATCCTCCCGCCAGCGCTCGCGCGGCCACCCCGTCCGCTGTCACGCGGTATTTAACCGTGAACCGCAATGTCGCCGAATGCGCCCTCCGCGTCTCTCGATTGCTCAGCCCCGTTTCCACCTGCGTGATCAGGCTCACTTCCGCGCTCACGGCCCCCAGTGACTCTGGAGCATCCGTCAGCAGAAACACGTCCCGACCCCCAAACGCCGTCGCAATCATCATAGCTTTGCCTTTGTCCCCCGCGCCTTACACCTTCTTGATCTCGCTCGCGTGCTGCTTATAGACATCCACCAGGACGCCTCTCCCCTCCCGGCTCCGGGCCCAGTCCGCGAACATCTGCTTGTCGTGAAAGACGCCGATGTTGAACCGGTTGTCGTTATGCACCGTCGCCGATCCCGTCCCACCCCCGCCGCCCCCGGCCATCACCTGCTGGGTCATGTGCGCTGGCAGAATCATCCCCGGCTGATCCGGCACGAATAATTCCGGCCCCCGTTCACCCACCAGCGACAACTTGCCGACCGGCGGCCGCCCGCCCTCCGCGAACGCGCCCCCCAGCGCCGCGATCGCCAGACCCACCATGGCGATCAGCGCCACGATGCCTATCGTTGCGCTCATGCCCCAACTCCCCGCGCTGGCGCTTGCCGCGTTGGCCGCCAGCGCTGGTGCCTTGGCGGCCTCCTGGGCATTGCTCTGTGCCACGCGCTCCCAACCCAGCGCGATCATCAATAGGTGGAACCCTTTCGTCACCGCCGCCATGATGACGTGCGTCAAAACCCACTGCACGCCCATCTCGACAATTCCCTGCACCAATGCGGTCACTATCGAAATCCGAATCGTTCTCAATGCCTGTCCCCACTTCTGAGTACCCATGACCAGGCCCGTAATACCGTTACTAATCGAGTGGAAGGCCGCATTGAACGTGTGCTCGAACACCTGAGCCGTCTCCCTCGCCCAGCCCTGCCATTGGTCCTGGATATTCTTCATGCTCTGCCCCCACTCGCCTCCCCAGGTCCCGCTCCGCTCATTTGTCCTAATCCCTTGTTCCGTTTCCGCCTTACGCTGCTGGGTGTCTTGCAGTTGTTTGTTTGCTAGCAGTTTGGCCTCCGGACTCAGGTTTTCATCCCGCAATCGCCGCTCATCAAGCTCGATTGCCTCCTTCAACAACTTCAATTCCGCCTTCAGCAACTCAAGTAGCTTTTCCTTCCTTTGTTCCTTCGTCAGGTCCGCGTCTTTCTCGACTATCTGCCTCCGCCCTTGGATCTTTGCCAGCGCGATCTGCTCTTCCGCCTCCTGTTGTTCCTGCTGCAGGGCTCGTCGCTTTGCCGCGTAGGTCATCTCGATTCGCGCCATTTCCTCCAGCTCGGTTTGCCGCGCCAAACCCTCCTTCTTTAACTTCTCTTTAGTCTGATCCTCTTCCACCTGCAGCAGTGCCAGCTTTCCCTTTGTGGACTCAGCCCAAGCCCGGTCCACCTCCATCACGGCCTGCTTTTCGACCTCCCTCCGCTTGGCCGCGTACGTCGCCTTTATTTTCGTGATCGCTTCTTCGGCGGCCTGTTGGTCCAGCACTTCCTCTTGGATCTTCTTGATAGCCGCCGCCTCCTCCGCGTCCAGCAAGGCCAGCCGCCCCTTCGTCGCCTCCGCCCACGCCTTGTCGATTTCCTGGATTAGCCGCTTGGACTCTTCTGTCTGTTGGGGCGCCTGCGGTTCGGCCTTCATAGCTTCGCCGAACGCTTCCTGTTCTTGCTCGTGCGCGCTCCGGGGAGTGATCGCCGACTCTCGTTCCTTCCGCGCCGGCTCCTCTGGGGCCGTCGAACGCCACATGTCAGAAGCCCCGCGGATGGCCCCAGTAATTCCCTTCATCACCGATTCAGCCAATTCGTGGAACGCCTTCAGCCTTGAAGCCTCAGATCCCGCCAACTCCCCTTCCTGGACGTGTCCAGCCAGCTTCATCTGCTCTTGCGTCGTGGTCAGGTCTGCCTGCTCGTTCGCTGTCAAGGGCCGGGACCGCCGGATGGCCGCCAACATGTCAATATGGTGCTGTAGAATGCGGATGCCTACTTCGTCCAGGCCCGCCACGAGCGATTGCGCGCCGGCCTTCCAGCTATCCCACGCTGTATGCAACGCCGCCGGAATGGCCTCGACTAGCGCCTGCGCTACTGCGGCCGCCAGCGTCGCCGCAAATCGCGCCACGTATTCCATGCTCTTATCGAACCCGCTCGCAATCCCTTCCGCGAGCCCCTTTCCCGACTTCACCGCCGTTCCCAAACCCTCCGCTATCTCCTTCAACGCAGGCAGGATCTTCCGGGCGATAGCAACGAACACCGCCTCGAACTCGTCCTTGATTTCGCGCACGGCTACGTTGAACGCCATTGCTTCCTTCACCATCGCTTCATCGATGATGCCGTGGCCTGCGTCCTTGGCCCGTTCGAGCGCCGGCAGAATGTCCCGCCACTCCCGGCCGAACATTTCTGAGGCTATGGCTGCCTTCCTAGGCCCGTCAGGCATCTGCCCAAGATGCTCAATTACCGCCTTCAGGACCTGATCCACGCTCATCGCCCCGGAGGAAAATTGCCTCATCGCGTCGATCCCGAGCATTTCCCGGAACGGCTGGAGAGCCTGACCGCCCGACTTCATGGCAGATCCCAGGTTGCGAGAGAACATCTCCAATCCCATAGACGCCGCCTCGAACCCAGCGCGAGTCTTGTTGGCCTCTTCCCGGAGGCTGGATAGCAGCGCGATGGAAATGCCCGTGTTGCTGCTGATTTTCCCCAGAGCCTCCGCCGCGTTGATCGCCTCTCGCGTAAATTCCACAATCGCGCCCACGGTGAAGAGCACCGCGAGTTTTCCCCCGATTTCCTCAAGGAACTCACCTATTCCGCCCAGGCGGTCCATCCCCTCATTCATCTCACCGAAAAACTCCTTCATCCGCGCCAACGCTTCCTTCGTGTCCGCGTTGATCGTGATCGTGATCCCATTCCCATTTCCCTGGTCGCTCATAATCTCAATCCTGTTCTCGCTCTCGCTTTAGTGCGGCGGGGCCGGCCTTCAAGCCTCGGACTGCCTCTTCAGCCAGGCCCCCAGGTCTTTATGCCCCTTGCCCCCGTAGCTCGCATTCGTCCCCGCCGTCACCACCTGCAACTCCAGCCAGGCCCGCCGCGCCTCCCGCCGCCAGGCCGCCCCGTGCAGCAGCTTCAACTGCGCCAGGCTCATCTCGCGCACGTCCCCGAGCGTCAGCCCGCACTCCACCGCTACTGCGGCCGCGAATTCCCCGAGCTCGACCGCCCCGGCGCCCCGGCCGACGCCATGAGCCGTTCGGTTATTCCCGGCTTGATCCGCTCCATTCGCCCCAGCCGTCTCGCCACCCAGCGCGAAAAAAAATCCGCGTTGAGTTTGTCCGCGTTCTCGATCACCGCCTCGTAACTCGCCGGCGTCAGCCCCTCCGCCCAGGCCTTGTCCTTCCCGCAGTACAAGGCGGCCAGCCCCAGCTCGTCATCCACCAGCTCGAGGATGCGCGGATAATCCTTGATCGGCATCTGCTTGACCGACACCCGCTCCGTGCTCCCATCCAGCCGGACCACCTCCAGCTCCAGCGCCCCCAACACCGTCGCCATCGCCGCTAATTTGCTCTCCATATTCAATTGCCTTTCTCTCTGCGTGATTTGTGGTTGCTCGGAGCCGTCACTTGAACACGTTCGTCGTGAGACAACCGCTTGCGCGCGCATGCAGATCGTAGTTCGGATGGACGCCATCCGTCGTCGACTGCAGCCACACCTCGTACGTTGTGGACGTGGTAGGCGTCCCATTGGTCCAGGATCCCACTGGATACCAGGTTTCCCCGAACTGGCCCGAATTGAACTGCACCGGATAGATGCCCGGCGAAGCTGGACCGCCCGTGATTTTGATTACCGTGCGCGCGTCATAGTAGTGCTTGGCGATCCGCCCAATTAGGTTTGTGTCCCCGGCCGATGTGCTCGTGAGGTTCGTGTTGAACGTACCGCTGAAGATTGGCGCGTTGGTAACCGGCGCCCAGACCCCGTTCGTACTCACCAAAGCAGCTACATCCACCACCGAAAACCGCGAGCCTAATTGTGCTACCGCCCCAGTGGCCGATCTGTCCAGCAACCAGCCGTTGAGGTTTGTCCTCAGGGACTCGTACGCCGTTACGGTTTGGCCGGTCGTGCTAATCCAGTAGTCCGAGGACGTGGTGTGTGGCAGGATTGTCGCCTGGATAACTCTCTTGCCCGACCCAAGCGGATAAGCCCATAACTTGGTCCAGTTCGAGATCGTCGATGCGAACGTCGCGCCGACCAGGTTAAGGTCGTTAGCCCCATAGCAAGTCAGCCAGTGAAGCGCTTGTCTCGCCTCGCGCTGCCGTAACGCTGAAACATTCCAAAGCGTCGTGTTCTCGCCCGAGGCTGACAGATTTACCCAGCCCAAGCCGATATTCTTCAGGCCCCGCTCCGCCCATCCGGTTGGAATCGCCCAATTCGTGCTCGCGCCTCCGTTGTTCAACCAACTGTCGCCCGTGCCCGCCGTGATCGAGTCCCCGATGATTGCAACCCCAGGCGTCACCCCAACCGGCGTGGCGTAGATGCCGGACGCGCTCCAGTACCTGGCGTTGTTAGCGCCTGCGACCGTACCCGAATCGCAGTAATCGGTCGTGGCCGAATACCCGTCCGTGCCACCCCCGTCCCCAGTGCCATTGTACAGCGCTCCGCCGGGCACCGCTCCCGTCACGGAGAGCCAGATTCGGATATACACCGCATTTGACGGCGCGAGCATTATGCCGACAGGGTCGGAAAAGACCACGCCTCCGGGATCCAGCACGTTCGTGCGCTGGCCCTTGAAATACATCGGATAAATCACCCCGTCCACGTCCCAGCTTGCTTTGAACGTAATTGGATTGGTGGTGGCCTGCACCGTGCTGCTCGTGCTCCGGTAATAATTGTGGAAGCTGGCAATCGGGTCGATGCACGGTACGGCGATGATATGCTCACGCCTCACCGTCCCACTCGTCATCGCCACCAAAGCAGACGCGTTTTCCGTGAACGTCCGTTGATTCACCGGCACCGCCGGCGAGGCCTGAAAGGTGCCAAAAACGGCTCCGGGCAAATTCGTTAGCGCGGAGGCGTCCCCAGCGAAGGCCCCGGTGATATTCGCTCCCGACCCTGTGTTCGCGATCGTCATCAGATTATTTGCCGACGAATCCACGAACCGGAACGCGTTGTTCGATCCGCTCAAGAAAAATACCGTCCCGAGCACGTTTGCCACCGAAGGCTGGTTGGTGCTCTGCGTGTTGATCCCGAACGCCCCAAAGGCCCCCGATCCGAGCACCGGCGGAAACCCGCTCAGGACCGTGCCCCCCGGCCCCTCGAACTCGAACCCGTAACCCTGCCCCTGCATCAGCACCCCGTTGGTCTCCCCCACCGGCCCGTTGAACACGCTCGCGCTCAATGGACCTGGCAGCGCGTTGTTCCCGTTCGTGATGGTCAGCATCGTGTTGCCTGACGAATCCACGAACCGAAACGAGTTGTTGGTGCCGCTGCGGAAGAAGACTGTCCCCATCAGGTTCGCCACAAATGGCTGATTGGTGCTCTGCGTATTGAACCCGAACGGCCCAAAGGCCCCCGGTCCCAGCACCGGCGGGAACCCGCTCATGGCCGTGCCCCCCGGCCCGTCGAACTCGAACCCATAGCCCAGGCTCACCAGGCTGGCCCCGTTCGTCCCCAGGATCCCGCTCAGCGAGTATTGCGTCTGCGTGATCACCGTGCTGGCCTGCCCCGGAGCGTTCGTGTTCAAGGTCACTCCCGCCACGCTCGCCACCCCCGGCCGGTTCGTCGTCGCCCCCGTCACTCCCGCCACGCCCGGCGCATTCGTCGTGGGGTTGCTCGCCCCCAGCGCCAGCGCCAACGCCATCACCATCACGGCCGTGGCCGCGGCCATCGCCATTTTTGTTGTGTTCATACTCTTCGGTGTTTTGCGTTCTTGGTTGGTTCCCCTATACCGTCGCTCCCGTGTTCAGGCTCGAATACAGCATGAACATCTCCCACTCCGCCTTCGTGGGCGTCCCGTCGAACTTCATCGACACCCGCAGCTTGCACCAGAAATCCAGCGTCAAGAACAGTTGGTCCGCCTGGTCATAGGCTTGGAAATGCGCCCAGCCTCTCTTATTGATGGCGCTCAGCGGATTGAACTGCACCTGCGCTCCCCCCAGCTTCTGGCTTGCGCGGAAGAACGTTTCCATCGCCAGCGGCCCCACCTCGTTGCAGGTGACCTTCATGCTCAGCTCCTGTTTGCTCTCGAGGATGTCCTTGAGCACCAATCGCCCCGGCGCCGGCCGGTACAGCTTGTGGTCTTCCTGGCTCACCGTCGGGTCGCAGCTCTCCACCGATCCCATATCGAGCCAGCCCACGTCCATGTCCGGCGCGATCCCGGGCTTGCTCTCCTGTCCGCAGTTCCCGGCCGCCGGCACCGCGAAGGCATCACCCTCGCGGAAAAACCAGAAATGACTCCCAACAATTACGCTCGCCAAATTCATGTTTGTTTATCTGTTTTGCTCTCGCGCTACCCGTTGTTCTCTGTCCTCCCTCAGGCTTCCGCCAGCACCTTCACCAGCGTCGCCTTCGGCCCTTTCTTTCCTTCGCCGATCCCGAATTCAACCGTTTCCCCTTGCTGCAGCGCCCGGAACCCGAGCGCGTCCACGTCCGAATGGTGCACGAATACGTCCGCGCCACCGTCATCCCGGGTCAGGAACCCGTAACCCTTCTCCCTCGAAAACCATTTCACGGTCCCCGTACACCGGGCCCCCGCGTTCTGGTTCTTTTGCTCCCTCTCATCTCTCCGTTTCATCAGTTGCCTTTCGTTTTTTTGTTGTTACCACACCGCCCCATCGCCCAGCCGTGCCTCCATCCGTCCCCCGCGGCATTCCACCTCCAGGACCACCGCCAGCCGGCCCGGCAAATCGTTTTCCGTATCCTTCACCGTCATCGCCGTCGCGTGTCGGGGGACCGCCGACACCTTGTTGGGGGCCCCGAGCAGTAGCCCCGTGAGTTCCGGCAAGGCCGCCTCCAGCAGGCCGTATGCCCCCGGCGTGTCCAGATTCCCCCATAGCGCCGACTGCCGGTCCCCCATCACCTGGTCCGATACCAGCACCGCCACCGGCCGCGTCCGCTTCACGACCAGTTTCAACTGTTGGAACTCCGGCTCGAACCCCTCCATCAACGGAATCACCAGGCACACCCGCTGCTCTGTCAGCAGCAGGAACCGGAACGCCTCCACCAGGTTCTCGCTGTCGAACAGCTCCACCCGGCCGAACGCCGGCGCCGGGTCCTGCCCGTCAACCGCCGGCAGCATCAGCGCCCGCATTCGCGTGACGATCTCCTCCACGATCTCCCCGGTCCCCCGCATGTAACTGGTCGCGCTCATCTTGGCTCAGATCTGCCCCGGAATCCGCCCCGTGACCTTGCAGTTGCTTCCCCACCGGCCCCCGTTGGTCCGCACCGGCGACGTCGCCGCCTTCGGCAGGTTGGGCCGTTTCCCTTGGGCGATCTCGGATAGCTCTTTGCTGGCCGATTCATGATCGCCCTTCACGTCCGCCGGTGTGGGCACCTGCGCCCGCATGTAAGCCTGGTACATCGCGAGCGCCCGGATGAACCGCTGGACGCTCAACGGGTCCAGCATATAGCCCGTCGTCAGCCGGGCGACGTCCGCTGCAGCCTCGTCACAGAGCATCTGCAGCGGATCTGCCACCTTCAGGTTCGCCAGCCCTTTCGCTAACTGCGCCGCCCGGGCGTCCGTTAGCATCAATAGCGATTTGTCCATGGTCGCTCCTTTCCAGTGGTGTCAGTCTTTCCAGTAGCCGGCGGCGGGCCTTACTCCGTTTTGCCGTCCGGCTTGCCATCGGCCTTGCCGTCAGCCTTGCCCTTCGGATCTTCCGTTTTAGGCTCAGCGACGTCAGGTTCTTTGTGCTCGATCGCGTGTTCCCGCGCGATCAGTTCCTTCGCCAGCTTCGGCGCCAGTTCATGCATCTGGTCCTTGATGAAGGCCTTCCCGGCCAGGATGATCGATTTGATTATTTGGACTTTCATATTTGTCGTCTTGTTTGCGGTCGGTTGGCCAATGGGCTTAGTTGTTCGCCCGGCTTAGCCACAGCGTCACCGTGATCCCGTTGGTATTGGTGTTGTTGTTGAGGAGCCCCGTCATGGCGATCTGCCGCAGATTATTCAGCGTGAGCCCCGTGCCCGTCGGCGGCCAATTCGTGAACCCCATCGCCGTATTGGTCCCGGCCCCGGCCTGGCTGAACTTGAATGGCTGCGTCGTCGTGAACGTGCTCCCATCCGGAGTCACGTCGAACGACGCTGTCACCGTGTTCGTGCTCTGCGCGTTGGTCCCGCCGATTTGCATGAACACCGCCTCGCCCGCGTTCGGACGCAGCGTGTCCCAGAAGTTGGTCACCGCCAGCGTGCGCGATTCCCCGTTCGTCAAGGTCACCGGCCCATACACTTTGTACCAACTGGGCTGATACACGGTCGTGGGGGCGGTTGTCCCCTGTCCCGACGCCGGCGATGTCAGCGGCCCAATGAGCAGCGCGGCCACCAGCAATACCATCATCACCATGAATGCCAGAATCGGAGCCTGCCCCACGCACCTGGTGAATCCTCGCATTTCACGCGCGATGGCCGTGATCCAGATCGTCCCGGCCAGAATGATCGATTTGAGTATTTTCATATTCGTCGCTTTTGTTTGCGTTCTTTGTTCAGCCTCGCTTTACCGGAGGACCTGCTGGAGCAGAAATGCCGCCTTGGACCCCACGATCTTCTCCGTGACGTAATGTTCCACCCGGTGGACATCGCTCTTTTTCGTCTCGTCCCGGTAGTCCGCGACGCTGATGAGTTCGGCCCCTTGGCCGCCGCCCATGGTCGGATAGCCGGTCCCGCCCGTCTGCGGCGTGATCTCGCTCGTGAATGCCGTCCAGTAGAACGTCCGCATGAAGTTCGGCAGCGTCAGGTCCGGACCGTCCTCCGTGTGACACAGCACCACGTCCGTGCCCCAAATATCGGCCGGGGAAAACTGCTGCCCCTCCAGATTGGTAGCCACTACCGACCGCGCGATCGCCAGGCCCCCGATCGGCAGCCCGAAATATTGCGCCAGTCGATCCTCTTCGAGCACGCCGGGCGTCGTGTACTTGAAGACGTCCAACAACTTCGGATGCTGCTGCAAGACGAAAAACGTCGGCTCGCTCATGATCATCGTGTTGATCATCATGCCGCTGTTCTGGCGGATATAGGTCTTGGCCGCGTCCACGTCCTGTTTCGGATTGCTCGCGCCGTCGTTCCAAGGCATCCCGAGGATCGCCGCCGTCACGTTCGCCGGATTCACGGCCGCGTCGTGGACCCGCTGTTCGTGGTTGATCGCCAGCGTGTCCGTGCATAGCCGGACCGCCGCCACGTCCACGTCGAAAAACGCCTGGTACTTTTTCCGTTCCTCGTCGGGGACCGGTCCCTCCAGGCCGTAGTTCTGGCAGTAGTAGTTGTCATTCGACAACTGCCGCGTGATCCGCGGATACCCGCTCCCCGGCGCCCTCGGCTTCAATGTCGGGACGTTCGCCAGGCTCTCCGGCGTGAACACGTAATAATTTGCGGACTGCAGCGCCGTCGGGAACGGCGGCGCCACCTTCTTCGCCACGAAACCCCGCGGGTCCCGGATGAACTGATTGGCTATCCCCGTCAAAATCGGGTTCAGCGTACTCGTCGTTTGGATCATACTTATGGTTTATCGTTCTCTCTTTGCTTTCTCTGTTTGTGTTACGGCACCACTTGGAACCCGTCCACGATTTCGATGATGTCGTTCTGGGCATCCACGCCCGGCGGATTGATCTTCACCCCGTGCGCCTTGTCCCCCGAGTTCGCGGTAATCATCGTCCCGCCGTTCTGGACCTTGACGTAAGCCGGAGCTTGCGCGATCGCGCCGCCGGCCACGGCCCGCACCGTACCGCCCTTGCCCGCCAGCCGGACGTTCCACGTGGTGTCGCCCTCCAGCCGCTCGAACAACCAGCCGAGCAATGGCCCCACCGTGTAAAGCTGAATCGTGTTGGTCCCGGCCACCTGTTCGACCGCGTAGCCCTCCTTCCCCACCAGGTTCGCCGGCGCCGCCGCGGCGCAACTCTGGTAAGGGCTGTCATTATATGTCTGTCTGCTCATCGTGTTGCTGTTTATTCTCTCGCGCTGTCTCTCTGTGGTTTTGTTCCTGGTGCTAACCCTTGGCCGAAATCTTCTCCCGGTATGCCTCGTATAAGGCCGCCCCCTCCGCCGTCCGGCCGAATGCGATCAGCGCGTCCGCCTCGCCCTTGATGCCTTGCGCCTTCCCGTAATCCTTCGCTTTCGCGATGAACTGGTTTTCCGGTTCCGCGGAGGCCGCCGCCGCCGCCGCCGCCGCGGTCGCTGCCGAGTGCCCGTTCGTCGTGAGCCGTGCCAGCGCCTTTCCCGGCAATCGGGCCATTTGCTGTTCGGCCGAAGCCGCGTCCGCCAGGTGCGCCGTTTCCCAGAACTGCACGCTCTTCGTGTCCTCCGGCGCGATGGCCCCCCGGGCCACGTGCGCCTGGACCGCCGCCTTGGCCATCGCCTTGCGGCCTTCGGTCTGCTGGGTCTCGAAGCCCTGCAGCCGCTCCGTAATCGGCTTCAGCCGATCGTCGAACAGTTTCACGATCTTCTCCTCCGTCAGGCCCGGCGTCCCGGCCGCCTGCGCCGTGCCCGCGGCCGTCGCGGCCTTGGCGGCCGCCGTCGTCGTTTCCAACGCTCCTACGCGCTCGATGATGGGCTTTAGCCCTTCGTTCAGCAGCGCTATGAACTCTTCCCGTGTCATTTCCTCGCCTTTCGCTTTGTGGCCGTCTTTGGCCAATGCTTGTATTTTCCGAAACGCGGCCCGGTTCACCAGGCCGCCCAAATTCAATTCCACCCCTGTCGGCTCCTGCGTGGCTTCGTCGAACTCCCATTGCGGGCTGAACCGCCGGTAATCCCGCCCCGTCAACGCCGCCCGCCCGCTCCCCGTCCACGCTCCCCGCGCCCGGATCCCGCCCGTCTTCAGGTCGTCGCCGGCCCAATACAATTCCGTCGGATGGCCCGACGCCGCCCCGTCCTCGTGATTGAAATCGAAAAACGGCTCGTCACCCGTTCCGGCGGCCGCCCGGCTGCGCAGTTGCTGCAGCGCCGCATTGCACGCCGCCGCATGCTCCAGCCCTACCGTGAAGGTCATCGGCCGCGGTTTGCCGTCGACGTAACACACGATCTCCTGCCGCCCGGGCGGCATCCATTGTATGTCGAATTCCCGGCTCGCCGACTCGCCCACTGTCCCCATCGGCTCCGCGACCGCGAAACTTGCCCTCGCTATGCTCATACGTGTCCTATTCGTTCTCTCTTTTCAGCACCTTCTCGCACCGGGTTAGGATTGCCTCCTCCATCACCCCTTCTGCCGGCAATGCCGTCGGGTCCGCCGCCTGGTCCACGCTCTTGGTCAGCAGGTATTCCACCTCGAGTCCCCCTCCGACCTTTGCCGCCAGCACCGCGTTCTCGAAATTATTTCCCTTCGTGCCTCCGACCTTGACCAGGAACAACCTCAGTCCCGTCTCTTGCTCGAACGTCGCCGCCGTCCGGCCGTACGCCTGCTCGCTCTCCGGGATCGTCAGTTCCTTCGCCTTCTTGGCCACGATGCGACCGCCGAAAACCTTTTGCGCGATCCTCGGGTCGCTCACGTTCACGCTCACCGCGTTATACCCCGTCTGCCGGGGCGCGCTCACTGTCCGGCTCACCTGCAGCCAGAAATGCTCCCGGCGCGGACTCAACCGGTTTGGCTCATTCGCGTCCTTCTGCCGGAAATGCTTCACCAACTGGTTGCCCGCCTCGCGCCCGGCCGCCAGCAACATCCCCGTCGGGTTCTCTGTCTGCGCCAGCATCCGGTTGAACTCCTTTGTGAACCCGGCCCGGCTGTATTGCACTCGGATCATCGCTTCCTCCTCAGGTATCCCTTCACGGCCCCGTTGACGCACCCCGCCCCCATCGCCTTTTCCAGGGCCGTCGCCACCGCTTCGTGCTTGAGCTTGCCAAACAGCTCCGGCATCTGCCGCTGCGCCCGCTCCAGCGTCCGCACAAATTCCGCGTCCGTCACCTCCGCGCTCAGCGCCGCCGCGCATAACCTCCGGAACGCCGGCTTCACCCCGCCCAGCCATTGCTCCTCGACCCCGGTCAAATCCTCGATGACCCGGTTGACCAGTTGTTCCGTGGCGTCCGTTGCCCTCGCTGTATGCGTATGCGCCGCGTCGCGGCCGTCCGCTGTGGGTGTCAGCAGTTCTTCGTCCGCGCTGCCCGGCTCGTCCCCAGGCGTTGACCCGGGGCCGCCCCCGCTCGCCTGTCCGATCAGCACGTCGTCGCCTTCGGCCGGCACCACCAGGTCGTTCTCCTCATAGAACTGTTGTTTCGAAACCGCGACCCCGGGAATGCTCAGCACGGTCTTATATTTGGTCGCGACCGCCACCGAGTCCTTGGCCTGTTTCTGCGCCGGCTGCAGCCACGGGCATTCCCGGTCGTCCCCGAAATTCAATACGCAAATCGACCGCACCAGCGTGTGGTTCAGGACTTTCGCCGTCCGCTTCGCCACCGCCATAATCTTCTCGTCCCGCACGTCCTTGTGGATGGTCCCCAGCGACTGGCTGCCGCGTTCTCCCTGCGTTGATGTCAGCGTCTGACCCAGGATGAGCAAATCCGCAATCTGGTCCGCCGCATCGATAAACGCCTTCGCCGGGTTGTCTCGCGCGTTTTCCACCGCCTTCAGCAGTTCGACCTTCGTCCCCTCCGGAAACGCTCCCCATCCCGCGCTGCCCAGGTTCGACAGCATCTCTTCAATCGCGTCGATGGTCTCGGTCATGCCCGTCCCCGTCGCATAGGTGGCCCAGCGGATGGGTACCCCGAACAGTTGGGCGAGGTTCAAAAACCACTCCCAGCAGAAATTTGTCGCCGCCCAATGAAACCCCAAAATCCTGAGCAATGCCCCGCTTACCGGATGCCCGCTCTTCATTTTGTAGGTCCCCAGAATGAATTGGTCGCGCGGAAACGGCATCCATAGTCCCCCGTCTGGCAATTGCGCCGGCAGCACCGCCACTTGCGGATTGTTCTGCGCCAGCTCATAGACATTCAGCATCAGCCGGTCTTCCACCTGGGGATAAGCCGGATACCCGTAATAACGCGGATGCACCCACCACGTCGCTCGCGGCGCCCAGACCCGGGCCACCCGCTCCGCGCTCTCCCCTTTCGTCCCGTCGGCCGCTGTCTTGGACGCCGCGGTAATAATCACGTCCCTGCGCTCCCAACCCGTTTCGAGCACGCTGATCCCCTTGCCGATCCCGTCCATCACGTCCCGCAGCGTGTCCTCGAAATCATTCTCGTCCGCGTCCGCCTCCGGACGCATGGACCAAATCAGGTCGTCCACCACCCGCGCCCGCTTCTGCGCCTCGTCCGTCGGTTTCTCCCCCTTCCTCGCGTGCGCCTGAACGTTCCAGTCCAAATCCACGACCGCGTTCTTTAGCTCGTTCAGATTTTTAGTGAGGCGCCCCCACGTTTGCTCCATCAGATCGAACATCAGCCATTGCGACATCAGGTTCCCCGCCATCGCCCCCCGGATCGTGTTCATGACGATTTCCGGGGTGTAATAGCTCAACTGCGTCGCCAGCCACCGATCCCTCACGTTCGGGCGCAACAGCCGCATTAAGTCCGGGTTCCCCTTTCCCTGAGGCCCGGGCGCCGGCGCCGATAGCTCAGCCGGTGCCGTGGGCGCCACCGATGCCACCGGCCCGCTTGCGGGCTTGGCCGCCGCCTCTGCCGCCGCCAAACTCACCCCGGCCCGGGCCGCCATCCGCCATTCTGGGATCTGGTTGCTCATTGGCCACCTCCCGAAATCGCCTTTCCCGACCCCATGGGGTCTTCACCCCATACGGGTTTTAAGGCTCGGTGCAGCGCATTGCAGCCCTTTGGAGACCCCGGAACGCCGGTCCCGCCTCTTTGTGCGTCCCCAGTCCTAGCCGCCCCGCCTGCCCAAAATCGTGTCATAGGCTCTTTCATCACTTTTTTCCCCCATTGGCCGTGTGCAAACGCCACCTTCGCGGCTTCCACATTCCCCGCCCGGTGTTGCCCCCGTATCGGATGCCCTCCACCCCCTGCAGTGCCCCTTGGGTCGAAGTCAGCGCCCGCAACATCAATTTCCCCGAATCAAACGTGTCCCCGTGCTTGCCGTCGGGACCTGGCAGACACACGAACTCGCCCTGTTCCGTCTTGACCATCCGATGGTCGTCACGGAAATATTGCTCGGGCGGCGCGGTTACCCGGTTGTCGTTGATCTTCCCGGCGTATAGATCCCCCAGCCGGGTTTTCATGTTCACTTTCTTCCCGTCGGGCAACGTCACCGAAGTCCGGGCGTCCACGCATTCCACTGGCGCCAGCGCCGCGAACTGCTGCCGCGTCTCCTCCGCGAAATACTGCTCATTGGTCGCATCGATGCAGAGCCGGCGCGCCCGGCCCCCTTCCGGCCGATGCCGCACCGTCTCCAGGATGGCCCGCATCCTTCCCCGGGCCAGCACCGGGTCTTTCGTCTTCCACACGAACACCGCCCGCTCGATTACCTCCACGCCCGCTAATTCGCCCACTGTCACCGACGTCGGATTGCTCACCTGGTTCGTGGTGGTGGCCACGTCCACTCCGAGGCCCACGATGCCCGTCCCCAGGTGCTCGGCCAGCCAGGCCAGGGCCTGGTGGAAATCGTCTTCCCCATCGATGAGAAACAACGCGCAGGATCCCACGCCCCGCCTTTGCGCCGCGTCCAGCGCCAGCGCGTCCACGGCCGCCGTGCCCCCGCGAATCCACTTCAACCCCTCGTTACGCCACCAGCTATCCTTGTCCGTGCTCCGTGCCAGCGATTCCATCGGCGTAATCGGCTCTCCCGTCTTCAGGTCGTAACTCTTCACCCCGGCGGCCGCCCCGTCGAAGATATCCACCCGATGCACCGGTATCCCGCCCGCGCTCTCATATATGTTACCTTCCGCGTTCGGCTCGAACTGGGCCCCGAGCGGCTCCCCGAGCAGCTCGAAACTATAATGCGTGTCATCCCGCGGAATCGTCGTGGCCATCACCAGGTGGAAGTCCGCGTTCGCGTTGATGATGTACACCACCCCGTCCATCAGTTCCTGGAACCCCGCGATGAACCCCACCTCGTCCAGCAATACCCACCCCGTCCACCCGCGCGCCGTCGCCGGGTTCGGCGCAATCACCACCGTCCGGCGGTAGTTGGTCCGGTCCACGTACAGCCGGAATTCCAGTCTTTGCGCTTCGAAGAGCTCCGTGAAATCGTCCGGCTTGAGATCCACCACCTTGTGGGTCTTCTGGTCCGCCGTCTCCATGCGCAGCTTCTGTTCGGCCGCGGCCGCCAGCATCCGCTGATAAGCCCGCTGCAACACCAGGCTTTCCTTGATGATGATCTCCCGCCCCAGCAACAACGATGCGCTGGCGTAGGTGACTGTGGACGCCAATCCCTTCAGCATTACGAACAGGCTCGTCTCCGAGAGCTGCGTGGACTTCCCCTTCTGCCGCGCCCACAGCAACCCGCAACACCGGTTCGCCAGCACAAAGTGCAACGCCGCGCGCTGGTAGGCTCGCCGCTGGTAGGCTGTCTGGTTCTCGCTCACGCCTTGGCTTTCTCGCCGGCGGACCAATCGGCCCCGAACATAAGCTGCCCGATCGCCTCGAACTTCTCCTCGTTGCTCGACGTCGCCGCTACAATCGCCTTCACCCGCGCGTCGTCCGCCCACTTGATGACCAGCCCGCACGATTCCCGCTGGAACTTCTCCCGTTGCAACCTGAGGCCTTCCTGCAGCCGCGCCTCAGATCGCTGCCGCAACTCAAGCTTCGCTTGCTCGATCTGTCCCCGCGTCCGCGCGCTCCTCACCTTGATGAACCCGTCCAGGTCCTGGCGCCTGATGGCCATGAGCGAAAATGCCCGCTGCCCGATCGCGTCCAATTGCTCGTCATTCAATCCCGGCGCTTCCCGCTTGAGTTGTTCGACCAGTTGTTCCGCCGTGCCCTCGTCCTGCCGGAACTGCGCCCGCACGTGGTACCAGCTCAGGAAACCCGATACCGCCGCCGGCGACGTATCGATCCCGTCCTCTGCCAGCCACTTCACCGTGTCCGAGAGCGAATGGTTGTCCGACTCCGCGTAGGCCACGATCTGCGCCTGCCGTTCCTCCGGCAACCCCTTCAATTTCGCGTCCGACCGCACTTTCTTTTCGGGATTCATGGTCCGTGTTTGGCTAGCGGTCTAAGAACGCCACGCCCGTGCTGCTGATCCGCCAGGCCCGGTTCTCCCGGCTGATCTCTTTGCGCACCTGCTGCAGCATCTGTTTGCCTTCGAGGTATTCGATGGCCTCGGTCACCTGCTCGGTAGTCGCGTCGGGAAACCCCAGCGCGGCCACCTGCAATTGCACCGCCATTGGCCCCAGCCCAAACCGCGTGTCGTTGGCGTCAAACACCAGCAGCACGGCCTTCCGAAATAACTCCAATTGCTCAGCGTCCATGTGTTCCTCTCGATTACTTGCGATTCCTGGCTTCCTTCCGATCCTCCTCGTTCATCCGGTCCAGTTTCAGGCTGATTTGGCTGAGTTGCTGATTCAACAACCTGCCCGATGCCGTCAGTTCGCTAACCTCCCGGGCGACTCCGTTGACCTTCTCGTGCAGTTCGCCAACGTCTGACTTGATGTCCTTTTTCAGCTCGTTGAGCTCCTCTTGCAACGCCTCGTGGCGGGCCATGCAATCCTGCTCGCGAGCCATTTCCTTCACCTGTTGGATTTCGAGCGGCGAGGGCAACAGCGTCCTTTGCTCCGGTCCCGAGGGCCGCGTCATGTCGCGCCAAAACCCTATGCCCTGTCTCAACCCGATGATGATGCACATAAGCGCGAAGCACAGCCACCCCACGGCCGCGTAGGTTCCTGGCTCTGGCAATGCTCCGACTCCGGCCCCATTTACCACGTTCGTTAGCATGTTTCGTTCGTTGGTTCTCCCACGCTTCATTCGCCTGTCTTTGGTGCGGGCAATTTGATCTCGCCTTCCGGTGTGGCCGCGCCGCTCGCCATTAGCCTCTGGCCGAACCCGCCCACAGCCGCCGCGTCCCGTTGCTCGCTCTGAATTTTCTCCGCCTGGTCTGTTTCCCAGAGCGTCCGAATCCGTTGCGCGTAATGGCCCACGTGATGGTCCGCCAGCAACCCCAAGCGCCGATTCCTATAATCCAGCGCTATGCTCACTGCGTCGCAGAGCACCGTCATCGGCCAACCCGGCTCGAACCTCATTGGCCCAAACGCCGGCAGATACACTTCGCGCCCGCAGTGCCGGTAACCTGCCAGCAACCCTGGCACCCGCGGCACGATGTCCACCTGGTTCACCAGTCGCCAGGTAATCGCCCCCAACGCCTTTGCATCCGCGGACGCCGTCGCATCGTAACCCCGCGCCCAGGCCGCATCTCCAATCCTCGGACTGCCGAAGGTATAGACCGAATGCAGGTTGGCCCGATGCAAAGTCGTGGGTCCCTCGAAAACGTGTCCCGCCAGGCGCCGCGCGAACAGCTTGGCCAGCGCGGCGCCGTAGGAATGCCCCGTAACCACGACTTGCCGGTAAGCGAAATCGCGGCCCAGCAATTGCAGCAGATTTTCCACCACGCTGGCGGCGCCTTGCCAGAACCCGTGATGCACCCGCCCGCCAGTGATCGGGGCGTACCAGCATTCGGCATCCGTCAGAAAGTCCCGGGGATCGCGCGTCCCTCGGAACGCCACCAGCACCGCCCAGCCGCAATCCTCCACGCTGACGTGCGCCAGGGCCGTCTGGACCGTCGGTTGGCCGCTATAAACGGCCTCCGAGGCCTCCACGCACGCCAGGCAGTTCATCAGACTGAACCCCTCCACGTTTTCGAGTGTCCGCATATTTTCCCCCGGGTGATGGTCAGGTTGGGACTCCGGTTATGGCTTCGATGTCGCCGGCGCCGGCGCGGGCGTCGTGGTCTGGACCTCGGGCGGCCCCGTCGTGGTCGTTGCCGTCGCCGCTCCGGACACGGCTTTGTTCACTAACAACGACGTGCCTCCGCTCGTATAGGCCGCGGCTCCCTGCTGCAACATCTGCGTCAGGATCGGCCCGGCCGTTTGCAGCACCGTGGTGAGCCCCTGCGCCATCGCGGCGTCCCGCTGGGCCGTGGCGGTGATGACATCCGGGTTCATGTGCCGCGTGAATTTGGAGACCTTGACGTCCACTTTCGCGGTCCCGTTAGTCTGGCGCTCCGCCTGGATCTCGAGCCCTTCAATATCCGTGTCCGACGCGGTCGTCACGTGGAACGGCTGTCCGAGGATTTGTCCGGACACCCTGGTCTTCGGGGGCGCCCACGAACATCCCGCCATTGCGCTGACCAGGCCGGCTGCGGCCAACATTCCTATCCATTTTATCTTTCTCATGTGTGTATTTGCGGCCTAGGCCGCGTTGAGGTTATGCCTTGTTTCAGCGCGCGGATCTGTTAAGTCGAACCCGGCCTGGAGCTTGAGGGTTCGTTGGTTGCGACACCTCGGCAGGGGATGGAAGTTCGGCCGCCAGGCCGGATTCGACTCAACAAATTCTCGCGCAACCAACATCGTCGCCAGCGTCCCACGTTCTACGTGGAACGCCAAAGCCTGCATTGGCTCTGTTGGCTCCGTTGGCTCTTTTCCGCTCCTTAACTGAAATTCTGAAGCTTACCCGATCAACTGACTGCTGGACCGCTGTCCCTTAAATCGTTCCAACTCTGCCGGGGTGATCCGCCAGTACTTTCTTTTCCGCTTGCCGACATTCATCGCCCCCAGCGCGCCCTCATCGATCAGGTCCCGCACGTGCTGCTCACTCGTCTGCAATTTTTCCGCCGCCTTAATCACCGTGTAATATTCCGGCTCCAGCACTGGCCGCCCCGGACGCACCAGGTAGGACCCGTCGCCCTGGGGGACGATCACCGGCTCGAACCTGAGTTGTTGTTGCTCTCCGCTGGGCATCCACGTCTATGGTCTATGGTTCGTCCGCAATGCTCAACTTCAACCTCGCCAGCACGTGGCCGCCTTCCATCACGATCACCAGGCCGTGCTGCACGATCGGCGTGTCCCCAATCAATTCGGCGTAATGCGACGCCGTCGCCCGGTCGAACCCGTGCCTGGCTATCTCGTCCACCAACTCGCGAAAAGCCTTTTCGTCCATCATAACCACCCCAGCTTCCTCATCATCCCCTCAATGGCTTGTTCCAGCACCCCGAAATCGCCGCTCTCCCATTGCCGGTCTTTCTCCGCCTCCAGCGCCTTCTTCAAATCGCGTTCGAGCGCCTTGAATCCCGACCGCTTCGCTATGAACTGCGAATAGGCCCGCGCCCAGATTTCTTGCGGCTTGAGCAGATACCGCAAGTAGGCCCTGCCATCCTCGCTCGTCGTTTCCTCAAGTCGGCTGCGCAGGCTTTTGATCGCGTCCGTCTTTTCCGCCGCCTCCAGGACCCGCTTCATGTCCGGATCGCCGCCCGACGTCGCGAATGTCCCTTTGGCCCCGATCCCTTCCAAATCCAGAAAATGCCCCGTTTCGTGCGTCATCGTGAACGTCGGCCACGGCCCCGTATTCCGGACCCCGATATGATCCGCCTCAATCCCCGCCCCGTCCGCCGCCGGCGCCATGCGAAAATAGCCGTAAGACGATTGCTTCGAGGTCTTCGCCTCCAGGTCCGGCAGCCGGCCGTCGTCATGCACCCGGTCAATGGCCGCCAGGGCCGCGTCCATGTCCTCCCCCAGCACGCCCGGCGCTTGGACCGTGATGGCCTCGGACACCGCATTTTCCCGCACCGCCGGTACCGGCACGGCCGCCGGCGCCCAGCTCATCGTCCCGGCCTCGTCATCCACGACCAATTGTTCCCCCAAATCCGCTTTCAGCTTTTCGACGAGATCAGGGTCCAGCGTCTCCGTGGAGGCCTCCAGCCCTTCGTTGAAGCTCCGCAACTGGGGCTTGACCTTTTCCCCCGACTTGAGCAGCCCCGCCTCCTCCGTGGCATCCCGGTCCACGTCCTCGACATCGTGCCCGCAGCCCCAGCCCCAGGGGCCCCACGGCACGCCAAAATCCTGGTTGATCCGTTTCTCCCAAATCGGGTCGGTCTTCAAATAGACCTGGTTCTCGAACGGCACGTGGGCTTCCCGTTCCTGCTTTACCGCCTGCACCCGCACGAACCGTTGCGCCGGGAATTCGTTCAGCACGTCCGGATCCATCCCCTGGCGCCAGTACCCGTAATCCCCGGCCTGCTGCGTTTGCGTGTTGAAGATCAGCCCCAGCCGCCGCTCGCTCGTGATGTCCTTCAGCCCGTGTTCATCCTCCGGCGCCAACGGCCCCATCCCCTCGCTCTTCGCGAACTTGCGCATCTGATCCACGAACACCGACCGGCTCCCCGCCTTCAGCGCTGTCTGTCCCGGCAACGTCTCCCGCGCACCCGCGAGGTAATCCGAAATCTGATCCCGTGCCCGCTGCAAAAACCTCAAGCTCTCCACCTGGCTCGAAAAGAACGCCCGCTCCCTCAACGCCACCGGCACGTCCGCCCATTCCGCCGACATCATCGCGCTACCGATCGGCGACCGCTCCCCAATCTTCTGGATCGCCTCTTCGAACGTCATCGGCCCCACGAATTGCATAAAATCAGTTAAACTCAAAGAACCTGGCTTCTCCGTATTTGTCCAGCAGCCAATCGCAGTGGGCCGATTCGGCGATATCTGCGACGATGTCTGCATCGCGCTCCGAGTACCGCAAGCGGCACTTCTCCCATTCCTCCCGCTGGACGAAGGTTGTCTTCTGCTTCAAGAGATTCCGCCGTATCCGCCGAACCAGCCGTTTCAGCATCGTCGCAGCCTCATTCATACGAGCATTTGAGTGAGTTTTTCCAACGCATGGCGGAGACCGATCCTTAGGCAGTCGTCGCACACATACATTTGGTCGTCGCAGCCGCCGTTCCGCCATACCCCCACGTTTACGACGAGTTGCGGACTAGCCTCGAAGGACTTGCCCGGACCATGCAGCAGAGGCTTGTGCTTTTCAACAACCACGATGTCGTTGAAGCCTACCTCGCTGCGCAGTGCCGCCAGTCCGCGCAGCGCGCCGCAACAATGGCAATAGTCAGATCTGTTCATCGCGCCTCCCAATCATCGGCGCCGCTTTCCCGCCCTCCGTGACGCCCGACCGTATCTCCGTCTTCCGGCCCTCCACGTAGCCCGCGTACATTGCCGCCTTCGCGTCCGAGTCCGGCCGGCCCGACACGCTGTCTTGCGGCCCGAACCGCTTCTCGTACTCCTGGCGCCGGGCCAACGCTGACCCAATCAGCACCAACCCGGCCTCGGTCACCTGCTGCTTCCGTTGCTCCCAGAGCTTGGCAGAAATCCCGTTATACATTCCCCATAAGAACATCTGCCGGTTTCGCACCCGGCCACGGCGGTCCCGCCACGCCAGGCGAAACTGCCGCACGAGGAACGTATAGACGTACATGGCCACCCGCGTGTCCCACGCCGTTCCGATAAACGTGAGGCGATACGCCGAAGGCCTGCCCGGTATGATCCGGCCCCATCCGCGCCGCCCGGCCGTCCCGCGCAGTAACACGTTTACGTTGAAAAACTGCGCCAGCACCATCCCCGAGTACTTGCACTCCCAGCCAATCCGTGACGCCGTCGCCGTGTCGATATGGCCGATCGGCTCGTCCTTGACCTGGTCCGGATCGACCGTCCCGAGGTCAATCCCATGGTTGCGCGCCAGTTCCGCCGCCAGGGCCAGCGCCGTCTCGACTTCGGCGGGCGTGCCGCCCCTCTTCATCCGAAGGAGTTTCTTGATCTTCTCGATTACCCGTTCCCTGTCAGTGTTCATTCTTAGTATTCCTTACATCCCGTCCCCGTTGTACCCGTGATCACGCCTGTTCCCCTCCCATTTTTCTGTCCCAAATCTTTCTGGCAGATCTGCCTCTTGCCACCAGGATGCGCGCCTTCTCCTTGGACCCCAGCCGCAGCACCGTTGAAATATCCTGAAAGCTGAGCAATTGCTCGCGCAGTTGCAGCGCCAGGCCTGCGCGAATTGTGCAGGCCTGCTGGGCGCTCAGAGGAATCGGGAGCCCGAGCCACTCCCTGATCTCGTTATAGGTTTTTGCACCGAGCCCGCTGGCTTGGACATTCGACGGATGAAGCACCCGGCCCTGAACCGCGGAGGCAACTTGCGCCCGGGTCCGGAGGTTCAGAATCCAGGCACAGTTTACTGCCCGTGGGCTCAGGCCAGCCAGTCCGCTTAGGTCATTGTTCATTTTCGTATTCATCAGAACGGCTCGTCTCCCTCCGTCGCCGCCGTCCCCACGGCCTCGGCTGGCGCCATGTCCGGTTCCGGGGCTCCGCTCCGCGGCTGCGCCTTCCGGCCTTTCACCAGTTTAAGAATCCAAATGATCTTCTGCGTCTCCAGATCCTCCCAGAAGATGGTCCCGAACGCGTTCCGGCTGATCGCGCAAAGAGTGGTCTCGCCCGCCATCTTCCGGAGGTACTTGACCAGCGCTTCCTTGTCCGCGATCTCGGGGTGGTCCCATTTCATCACGCAGTCCATATTTTCACCATCCTGGAGCAAGTCGAACAACGTCACGACCCGGTTTACCTCGTGATTGGTCAGACCATCCGAGCCGCTCTTCCGCCCGCCCGTTGCCACGAGGTTGCACGCGTGCCGCAGGTCCGCTGCTGTCACGCTGCGGTGCTCCTGCCGTGCCAACTGCTCGGCATAGTCCAGCACCTGCAAGCCCGCCTTCCACGCTGGCGATGCCAGCGACGGCCGCGCCCGCTCAACAAGCTCCTCCCGTTGCTTCCTCAGATCGGCCAGCAAGCGACCCCGGACCATGACCCAGTCGCATATCCGGGCACACCGGTTCCAAGCGGGAAAATAGAAGAACTTCCTTTGTTTCTCAGTCATAATTCCCCCGTTCAAGCGGCGTCAAACTCTCCGCGCTCTTTACTGGGTTTTCCGCCCGGAACGCCTTCCAAGCCGCCTCAAGCTCTCCAATCTCATCGCCCGTGAGCCCAATCCGGCGCGGCCCGCGGCCGTAAACTTTCACGCGGCGGCGATGCCCATCCACCTTCGACTGCGGGCTGATAACCACCAACTCCTGCTGCTGGGTCATCTTGTAGAGCGTGCTGCTCCACGTCCCATCCGGGACCACCGCCGAAGGCGCGTGCTTTGCCACCCACGCCCTGAGTTCGATAAGCGTGAACGCCTTCGGCAGATCATCCATGGCTTGCCTCACGATCCCGCGAAACCCCGACTCCCCGTCATGCCGCGTGCCGAACTTGCCTCCGGATCGCCCCGCACTCGCCGGCGGCCTCGACGCCCGGATGTAAATATTCGGCGTAGGCCCCGCACCCCGGCTAGTGCAGATAATCTCGCCCGCCTTCTCCATGCGCGTGAGCAAACAGGACACCTGGTGTTCCTCCGTGACGGGCTTCAACTCCGGATGCAATTCATAAACCGCCCGGCGAATCAACTCCGCCGTGAACGGCCCCGGCCAACTGCCGACTACCCTCCGCACGCCGCTCGACAAACCCCCGTTATGGTAGATCCGTCCCTCCAGTGACAACACCCGCCGCTCAAGTGCCGCCAGCCTGGCCAGCACGGCGGGGATGGATTCCTGCTTCTCGATATCACCCGTGTCCCGCGCGATATCATGGTCCTGTTCAGACATAAGCCGTTTCCCCTGAGCCTAAGAGCGCTGCCGTCAGTTCCTTGTATTCCGCGTCCGCGAGCGTCCGCATAGCCTGGCTAAATCGCTTCAAGAGCCACGCGATTTGCCGTACTGCGTCCCGCTCGCGATCAAACAGCTCGTGATCTCGCAAGAACTGAAACAACCGGTCCGCGCGAACGCCATACACCCGCGCCGGCGTCTCGCTCTCCAGCATCATTTCCCGTGTCTCAACGATCCACTCATAATGGACGCTCATCTGGCTTGCCTGCCCCAGTTCGGCCGCTACCGCCTCCTCCAGCCGCCGCCACGTGTCCTCTACCTCGCGCCGTGCGCATTCGAGGACCGGCGGAGGCGGAGACATCTCGCACGGGCAAATCCCCGGCAAGGTCATTTCCTGCCACTTCAGCCCCAATTCCGTTACCAGAACCGGCTCGAACGCGCGTTCCACGGAATCCCGGTGCCACGAACGATATTGTTCCATCATGGCACCCTCTCGATTGTGGTTTCCTCGCCCATCGGCAACAGGAAGGCATCGGCCTTCTCTATGGCCGCCATCTTAGAAGGGAACACGGTCCCGTTCTCATCGCTCCCCACCCAGGCCAATTTGCTCTCATCCACGAACCGCACCGGCCACCCCCGGTACCGGATCATGAACCGCGTTTCCGTGCCGGCGTTTTCGACCGGGCCAGCCACCGCGATGCTCTCGTGTCCATTCATAGTTCAGATCTCGCTTGGATTGGTTAGTTCTCCTTGGCCGCGGCCGCCGCTACTGCCTTCCCCAAGTCCAATTTGGCCGCCTTGACAGAAAACGTTGTGGACTGACGCCGCCGGATCTTCAGATGCGCCAGCACGTCGTCTTCCAGCATCTTCAGCGCGTCTAGATTTAAGTGCGTTTCAACCCTCACATACGGCGTCGCCTTGAAGCCCGGAGTCCGCACTTCCTCATTCGCCAGCAATGCCAGGCTCAGTTCCTCGTCGCCTTGTTCTCGAACCACTGCGGATTCCGGCGCGCCAGCACCTCCAGGGCGCCTTCCGTGTCCGACAAAGCCTGCTGTAGGCGCGCGTAATCCGCCTTGTGTTCATCCACGATCTCCAGTTGGCTGCCATTGGCCGCCGCCTGGATCGCCGCCAACTGGTTTGATGCCTCGCTGAACACCGCCAGCAAATCCACCAGGTTCTTGAAGTCCGGTTCGCTGCCGGCCGTGGCCGTTTCTGTCCTGTCATTGTCCGTCTTTTTCATTGGTTCCTTTCATTTGGGGTTTTGTCTCGCCATCACCGGCCGCTGCCATGCGCTTGCACCGCAAACAACTCACCGGCCAAAGATCCACCTGCCATTGCGCCGCCTTCCCTCCGCGCCCCCCCCCGCACGCCGGGTGCCCGTTCCTCTCCACATGCACCTTCAGATGCTTCGCCCCGCCTTTAATCAAAGCATTCATGCCGCCTCCGTTTTGAAATTTGAGAGGGCGAGAAAGCGCTCCCTGAAATCAAGCTCGGCGGACGCGGGATTGAGGGGAACAATCGTAAGGCCGTCTGGCTGGATCATCGGCTTATCAACGTCCCACGGCATTGGGCGTGGCCCCATCAGGTCGCGCCGTTCAGTGGCGAGGGCTACCAGGTCAGCGTGTTTAACCTCGGGCGCCATCACGACCGGGACGCCAAACTTGTTGGCGATGGCGTTCCAGATCCTTTGCTCAATTGCACGGTATTCAGGCAAGGCTGCCTTCAAGGGCCTGACCATGTCACCAACGTAGGCCTCGGTTGCATCGTGGAGCAGCCCTTGGAGAGCGAACTCTTGGGGGACTAGACGGCTGACGTGGACACAGTGCTGGGCGACGGAATAGAACCGGTGTACGTGACCATTGAAGCGACACTCGCGAGCAAGGGCGTGCGCGATGTCCTCAAAGCAAATCTCTGCGGGCCGGGGGTCCTGGTGGTAGAAGGCGATACCAGTGTAGGTTTGGAACCAGTTGCCCCGGTCGGTGGAAGATTGCATATGTTGTGCGGGTCGGGCGCCGGCGTTCATATTTAGGCTCATTCCTCGTCCCTCGCTTGCTTGACGTGTTCGATCGTGAGCCCCTTCTTCTCCGCCTGCGCCTGCACCTTGGCCGTCTGTAGATCCTCGAACAGTATCCTCACCCGGCCTGGCTCACGGGCGATTTTCTCCAGGTAATCCAGGTGCTGTTTCGCATCCTTCAACCCGAACGCCTCAGCGATCGCCAATATGTCCTCCTGCGTAGGATACTTCGGCACCAGGTGGAAATTGCGCCGTCCCCCGGCGCGCCCTTCAAACTGTTCCAGGTAACCCTGGAGCATCGCGTCCCTCATCTTCTCGCCCGCGTCATGAGTGATGCTCAGGATAATCGTGCAACCCCGTTCGTCCTGCAGGCGCCGCAAGAAGTTGAATGCGGGCTGGTTCTGCCCCCGCCGCTCGTCGTACATCGTCTGGGCGTTATCGATGATGATCGTGTTCCGGCTCTTAACGCTTGCGATCACCCGCCGCCGCAGCCGTTCATAACCGTCCGAGTGCGCCCCGCCGTATTTCGACCCCAACCACATCAGAAACTCCTTGATGCTCCCATTTTCCGGAGCCTCCAACCACACACACAACCCGTGGTTGTGTTGCCGGCAATACTCGCGGTACGTCGCCGTCTTCTGCGTTCCCGTCCAGCCCTCCACGATACCGAACCGGTTCACGCGCTCCGGCGCGCGCCGAATATCAATGAAGTCCATGATCGACTGTGCCGTCGGCGTCATGATAAACGGCACCTTGCCGGCCATCTCCCGAATCCGCTGCTCGTCGCGCAAACACTTCACCGCCCGGAGGAACTTCGGCACCGCCAGGATTGGCGACGGCAACTCTGCCCCCGTCGCGTCCTGCTTCCACCTCCCCCTCATGATGCGTGACCAGGTCGTCTTGTCGTTCTCGATCCCGTTGTCCCGCAGCCGGGTCGTCAGCACCTCCAGGTCCCGCCCGCACTCCTCCCTCAGGTACCATCCGAGCCACATGAACGGTTCCCGCATTTCCTCCGGGTACGCCGCCGCGTGCTTTTCCAAAGTCAGATCGTCCAGCCTCAGCAGGTTCGGTTCCGCGCTATTGAGTCCCTCGTACATAATGTCTCGCTCTCTCCTTGGTTGGTTCAGAGGCCGAGCCGGATACCCTGCCGCTCCAGAGCCCGCAGAAACTGCGGCAGGCAAGCATCGATCAACGCCTGGCATACCGTCGCCGTTGCCGCCATGCCATCCAGGCACTCGGTTGCTGACGCCTTCAACTCCATCCCCGGGCATCGCTCCCCGCCCGCAACGTGCCAGTACCTCAACTCCAGCGTGAGGCACGGTTCGTCCTCGTCCGCCAGCAACGTGACCTTGCCCAGCGCCGCCAGAAAAATCGCGCTTGCCCTCGTCACGGCCTCACGACAAGCCCCCTCGGTAATCACCCCCAGACTCGACTGATGCTCCGGTGTCCGTGTCGCCACCCGCACGTCCGTCGGCCCGCACAGCGTGAACTCCACGTCGATCTCCTCGTTCTCGTATTCACTCCGGTCCTGGCCTGCATTCTTGTTCTCTCTCATAACGGTTCTCTCGATTAGTTGTTTAGCGCCTAGTTTTCCAACCCCAACAAGGCGCGCGCTATCGTCGCCTGTCGGGCAATCTTCTCCCTCTGTTTCCGCAAGGCCTCGCCGCTCGGGGCTTCGAACGGCGTCCGCGTCCCGCGCGGGCCGGCCGTGGCGCCCGTGGCCTCTGGGACCTTCGTCGGACTCCGCACGCCCCGTTCCACCCTCACCAGGCCGCCTTTTCCGTCCCGGGCCTCCGTCCGCTTCACGGCCGGCTGGCCCGGCCTCGGGATCGCGCTGAACGCCGTGGCCACCGTCTTGTTCTGCGCTTTGCGCAGGTTGTCCGCGTTGTCGAAGGCGCCTTCCCCGTAAAACTCTGACACCGGCCGTCCCACGATCCCCCGCGCCTCGGACCCCACGTCCGCGGCCGGCCCCGGCATCTCCCAGGTTGCCCAGCCCATGAATTGGCCCAGCTTGTAGCCCTTATGGTTCGCGGGGCCGCCCTGGCGGTTGTACACGGCCGCCCCGCGCGTCGGTTCGGCCTGGTCGAACCGCAGATACACCAAATAACCGCTCCCCATCTCCGCCATCCACACCGCGCGAAAATCATGCCAGTTCCCTTGCACTTTCACCGACACCCGGCCCCCATCGATGGACCGCTCGCGCATGTCCGGCAGGAACGCCGCGTAATCGTCCGGCTGCAGCGTCGGCAACTCGCGTTGGCCGGGAGCGCCGGCCTCCACGCCCGCGCCCTTCACGTCACGTTTCCAGATCTCATCCGGGACCTCGCCGCGGCTGTTCGACTTGCCGTTGATATGCGCAAACGCCCGGTCGATCCGGTCGCTTAACACTTCCATGGGCACGAAGCCTAAGTCCCCAGGCGCGCGGCCGGCCCGCACCTGGCGCAACCGCTTGGCGCCGCTCTCAAACTCCCCCGCGTGCCGCCCGATGTTCACGAAATCGCGCGTCATCACCGCCATGACGTCCTGCAGGTGGTTGAAGCACGTCTCGATTATCTTCCCATGCGCGCTCGTCGCGAACACGACCTGCACGCCGATCCCTGCCAGCCCCGTTGCCAGGTTCTGCCGGTCCTCTTCGGCCATCTCCGGACGCTCAAAATCCTCCGGCGTCACCAGGCCCTGCGTCTGCAGCGCGTACCCGTGAATCTTGCGCGCCTTCCACACCGACTGCTCGAATACGATCATGTCCGGCTTCCCGTACAGCTCAAACAGATCCCTGAGAAACCTCAGGATGTCCTCCGCCCGGTAAGCTTCCCTCGCCCGGGCCACCAGCATCTTCCCCAGCCACCGCAACGCCCGATGATCAATGCAGTACAGCCCCTGCCGGCTGAATAGCATTTGCTCGTTCTTGCCCCTCAACAGGCACCAGAACGGCTGATTGGAACTCATATCGTCGAATACCCACTTGAAACCCGCCGGCATCTCCGCGCGCTCGCCGTTGGCGAACCGAACCGTCAGATCCCGCCGGCTCGTGAGCCCCGCCAACTGGTAATGCTTCGGGCCTCGGACCCGGTTCTCCAGTTCCGGCGTCAACCGCTTCAGGAAGCGCTGAAGGCAAACCGGAAACTTGCCCCTGCGCAGGCGTTCGGCCAGTTCGGGCGGGCACTCCGGTTCGTTCGCCATGCACGTGAGCGCCGTTGCCATTTTGGCGGTGCGGCGGCCGCGCGCTTGCGGCTGCCCGCTCGCGCCAATCGTCGCCACATACAGCTCGGTTAATTTCGCGCCGAAGGCGCTGTCGGCCCGCGCCAGCGCATCCCACTGGCTGTTGCGGCCGCAGTTGCAAGTCCGGCTCTCGAACCCCCGCGTCGCATAATGCCGCTCCAGCCGCCAGAGCGTTACGTCACCCACCCCCAGCAGCTCGGCCGCCTGCTTCCGCGTCAATCCCTCGTTCGCGGACTTCAGCGCCTTCCAATCAGCCCACAACCGCTTCCACTTCGTCTCCCGGGCCATGCTCGCGCCGCCCGTCACGTGGGGCTTTCCAGTTTTCTCCGCGGTGCTCTGAATGCGGCCGGCGTCGGCGGGTGCGTTTTCGAGGCATCCTATCGGCGTCATCCTCACGGGCTCGTCGGCTGATCCACAGGCATTGCCGAGCCCCAGACGAGCCCTAGCACCGGGAACCGGCTCGCCATGCGTGGAGCCCACCGCAGTAGCTCCCCGCAATACTTCCGGGCCGGCCGCATTCAAAGCATCTGGTTCTTGTCCCGAGGCGGCGCCGGTTCTGGCCGGCGCCGCCTGGTCGTATGTCAGTTTCGCTACCGCATCAGCTCCCTCCTCTCTCTCTCGGTTCTCGGCCTCCTGCGGGGCGCTCGTTCCCCCCGCCATCGCCCGATCTTCCGGAAATCCAACGGGGAGGCAGACCGGCTGACTACTGCCGGGCAGACCTAGCCGGCCAGACACACCCTGCAAGTCCTGCCTCCCCAAATCGCTCCTGGACATTCGCACCCCCACGCCGGCGTCAGACTTGCCGGCGTGGGACCCCTCATCCTGGGTATCCGTCGCGCTCTGCTCGGCTCCGGTTCGGGAACCACCCGCCGTTATGGCCGCTTCTCCTGCAGCGGCCCTTTCCGTCGCGCTTCCGGTCCCGCCTCGCTGAGCCAGGACATCGACCGCGGCCCCGGTCCATGCGCCCGTCGTTCCCGCGTCTGCTAAGGCCGTGTCCGCTGTCCGCAAACACGCCGCGGGCAAGCACTGTGGCGCCGCGCCCTGGCTCAAAATTCCTGAAATCTCTCGGTCTGATTCGTTCATGAGGACCTGATGGTTACCTCTCGGAAAAACTCAACTCGCTGTCGCTCTCGCGCGTTTCGCCGGCCGGCTCGGGTTGGACCCCGTAATTGAATCCGTCACGGTCCTGGTATCCCAGCGGCGCCCGCTCACAAACCCGCCACACCAGCGCCGCCAGCGCCGCCTCGATCCCGACTGCAATCCAAATCCAGTTCATGGCCTTAGCCCTTGGCCTCCACCCGCCGCCCGCGTTTCTTGACCTCCGCGCGGAACGCCTCCGTCACCTGTTCGAGCAGCTCGCCCGGCACGGCCTCCGCCGCCTCCCGCACCGCCTCAATCGCCTTGGCCCGCTCCCCCGCGCTCAGCTTTTCCCAGCGCTGGCAGCCCTTCGCCCAGCTACCCCATTGCCGCTCCCAGTAGAACAAATGGCTGTTCCTCTCCGGCGGCGCCTGATCCAAGGGTTGCCCGTCGGGGCCGACAAACCATCCGATGCCCTTGATGACGTCGCCCAACCCCATCGGATGCTCCGCGTCCAGGATCAGCGGCTCAAAATGCTCCCGTAACGTCCGCTCCTCCCCGTCCTGGAACTGAAACTTGTGTTCCCGCAGGGCGGGCGACTCAAAAAGCTTTCTAATCTGAATCGCGCGTTCGACGGTCTTTTCAGACACCCCAAATCGCTCCGCGAGGCCTGCGGCGGCCGTCCGGTCATGCCGTGACCGTCCTGATGACGGTAACGGGACAATTAAGGGCTTTCGCAGGATTTTTACCCCCTTTTCGAGCCAGGTCAGCCTCTGCATCTCGGCTGCCGACGCGTATTCCTTGAGCACCTGCAATGATAAGTAAACCTTGGCGCCCTTGGTCAGGCAGCGTTGCCCGAACAGCGACTCCACGATCCACAGCGGCGCTTCCCATTCCGGTCGGACGATGCACGCGATTTTCTGCCATTGGAGCTGTTTCGCCGCCAGCCAGCGCCGGACGCCGTCCATAATCCAGCCCTGAGGCGTTACGTGGATCGCTGGCGTCCCCTCCGGGCCCAGCCCGCTTAGGCCGTCAACGAATGCGTGCCATTCCGGTGAGTCCAACTGCGGCTCGGGCAGGCAGCCGTGCAGCATGTGCGCCCGCAAGGGCGCCGGATCCCTCCACTCGATCGTGTCAACTCCCGCGTCAATCTCAGATTCGTTCATGATCCAAATTCAGGGTTTTCTGTGTCTCAAAAATGCTTTCGCGCCTTGGTAACCGGGGGATTGGCCATTGCCGTCCCGGGGTAAGGAAAGAGCTTGAGCTTGCCGTCTCGCTTCGGGCGCAGCGCCCACACCAGGCGCCCGCAAAAGCACCGCATGATGTCGTAATGCGCCAGATACTGGCCGCCCCGCTCTCCGCAGAAGCCGCACTCGTGGGTCACCCATTCGCCAGCCTGCTCATGCTTCCCGCTCCTGTCGTTCTGGGCCTTGTCATTCATTGGTGCCTCCTGCGAAATTCAGTTCCAACTCCGCCTCCTCGGGTTTCGGGTCTGCTTCGGCTTTTCGGTCTTCGGATTTTACGGTTTTCCTCATCGCTCCCAACGTTCCCGGGCGCTTGATCGCCTTCTCGAACGCCTCCACGCCCTGGAATCCGCCGTCCCGCAAAATCGCGCAAAACCGTTCTACCACTGGCACACCGTCTGGCGTCACCATGCTTGTTATCGCCGGCACGTTCTCCATCACGCACGTCTGCGGCATCGTCTCCACGATCAGCCGCGCGAATTCAAAAACCAGCGTGTTCCTCGGATCAGCTACGTTCCTTTTCCCGGCGGTGCTAAAACCCTGGCAAGGAGGCCCGCCGAACATGCAGCCCAGTTCCCCCTTGTTCAGTCCGATAATCTCCAGCAATCGATGCCCCGTCAGCTTCCTCACGTCGCCCACGATGATGTTCGCCACCCCGGACGCCTCGGGATGCTGCGAGATCCAGCCGCTCCCCGCCATGTCCGGATCTAGGTTCTTCCGGTTAAAACTCTTCGCCAACGCCCGGTTCATCCGCTCCTTGTCCGCTGGCTCGATGAAATGCACCTGGACTTCGCCCCACCGGCACAGGTTGCACATGTAGGTTTCCACCGCTTCCACCTGCCACTCGATCGCCGCCACGACCCGAAACCCGGCCTGGATGAACCCCAACGAGAACCCGCCGCACCCCGCAAAAACGTCTACTCCCGTTTTCCGCCGCTCTTTCCGTGCCCGCTCTTCAGCAATGTAGCCAGGCACAACCAACCCCGAACGCATCTCGACCAGGCCGCGCGCTCCTCCGCTGTCGTTCTGAATAATCATGCCGTGGCCTTGGGTTGATACCGCTGGCGGATTTCCTCGACGCGGTCTCGAATGAGCCGCCCGGCGAATCGCCGGTCCTTTTCCGATGCCGTCCACAGCGCCGATCGCAGGATGAGGAAAGTTTCGCAGCGTCGGCCGGCGCTGAACTGTGTGATGGGGATACCCCAGTTGGCGCGCCGGTCCAGTAAATGCCCCATCACCGCTTCCGCGTGCCTTCGGCAAATCAATTTCAAGAGCGCGCCCGCTTTCATTGCTTCCCCCGAGGTTGACGCCCGCGTTCTCGATCGTCAGTCTGCCCGTATGAGTGAGAACGAGATTGGGACTGTTCGCGAGGAACTGAAGGACCTGCGTCACAACCTCCAGGACCACCAGTGCGAGGCTCTTCGGGCAATAGGTTACACCGAAGGTTGGCAGAGCCAGGTGGAAGTCCGCCTGACCCGCCTGGAAGGGCAGCTAGATACCCTTCTGCTGCAGCTATTGTCCGAATCGCGAGATGCACCTTCTCCCGGCAAAAGTCCGGCAAGTCCCGGATCTGCCCCAGGTGTCTGATAGAGGCCTGCATGTGCGCCAAACCCAAAGTCCTGACTTCGCTCGAAAAGTCCAGCCGTTCCCTCACCACCGCCGGCACGCTCCAGGTCAGTTGGTGATAGACCTGCGTGAAAACCATCGCCTGCGTTCGCCACACCCGTTCCGCCGCTGGGAACCGATACTGGCGCGCGTGCCTCCAAAGCCTCTGGCACGCCAGCGCCCGCTCGCGCAGCTCCTTCAAGCCCGTGTTGCAGTCCGGGCACGTCCGCAGCCAGACCCGCAAACAATCGACGCCCGCCTGTGCGGATGGGTGCCGGCGAATGGCCTGCGCAATTTGATATTTTTGCTTCATGGGCGTCCTAATTGCGCGCCTGGTTCCGCAACGCATTGTCGAGGGCCACAAACGCGTCCGCGGCCTTGAGCGATGGTCTAGCCCCAGTCGACATCAGGTCGCACATGGCCAGCACCCTCCGATACGCCGCCCGGGCCTCCAGCGTGGACTGCGTGAGCCAGCTCTGCATTTCCTCGCCATTCAGAACCACCAGAATCTTCCCGCCAGCCGGTTCCGCGTTGCTCATGGCGCCTCCGTTCCAGGTTGCGCTTCCTCGACATCTGGAGGCACGGCGGCCTCCAGCCCCATCTCTCTTCTGGCTGCCCTGCGCATGAGTTGCGAGAACGTCACGTCCTCGCTCTCACACCTCTTCCTCGCCAATTTGCGCATCCAGTCAGGCATCCTGAAAGCCACCACCTCACATTTCTCGTTCTCATTACGCATAGCGCTCTATTTGTAGGCGTTATACGCCGTTATACGCCATTGTCAATATTATTTTTGATTTTCTTTTTACGGCGTTATAAACTCCAATAGTGCCGCACACGAGAAAAGCAAATCAGACCGTCGAAGCTTTCAGCCTGCCAAGGGAATTATTGAAAGCGGCCAAGGTCCGCGCGGCTGAACTACAGATGTCGAAGTCCGGCTATTTTCGTTTTTGCCTAGCGAAAGAACTTGGGATACCGGAAGGCGAAGCCAAAGCCCTGGCGGCTCATAGTTCTGTGAGGAACCTGAAAGAACAGGTATCGGAGCATACAACGTCCGAGGAGTTGCAGCCTCAGCTTAACGATTCCAGGCCCGCGGAGAATAAATTGGCGTCAAATAAGGCATCCCTCATTCGTGGTCTAGTATCGGTCGTCGGCGGCCGGAACGAACGCGATTCTGGAGACTCTTCCCAAGTAACTTCTGCATCCGAGCCTTCAGCCGCAATCCCCGTTCCCATTGAGCGCAAGCGTCCGCGCCGGCCAAACACTCGGCAGCGCTCCATCCGTTCGAAATTCTCTCCAGTTCCAGATCCAAAAGAATAATAGGAAGTGTCATGAGACCTATACTGACGTCCAGTATCGGACAACCGCTGTCCAACCAAAGGAAAAAATGAGAATTCTGCTTCTCGCCTCTCTTCTCAGCATCGCCAGCGGGTGCGCGAACCTGCCTGATGTCCATACCCTAACTTGCGATCAGATTCGCCAAATGACCGCCGTCTCCCATGATGATTTTCGGAAATCCACGACGGTCTCCGCATCACGACTTAAATTTGGCCAGGTCCAAGAGAGCGATTTTGGGCTGTCAGCCAGTAAAATCGACGCCCAGCCCAATATTATTTACTCACTAATTCTCACGACCTCCCGCTCGCCCGATCAGGGTTGGGCGTTCTGGAAACAAGCCTTTGACGAGCATGGCCACGAATTAACAAATCCATCCACCTCCAGCGAGGTGGGCCAGCACGCTTCGGTTTACGAATCCATCGCGTTTGCCCTAACCAGGGAATGGTTGGTCTCCAATAGCCGAACCGGCATCAAAGTCCGGGTTGATGGAAGCCGTGACCAGATCATCCTTGAGTTGCCGCCCAACTACATTCAAGGCTTCCTGCTCAAAGCTGACGACGTCCTCGGTAGATGAATCCCGGACAGCCGATGCACGAGCCGCCGGCCAAGCGCGTCGTGAAGATTCCCAAGCGCGGTTTCATCTGTCAGGAATGCGGCGAAATTGGGTGGCCTAGGAAAATTGTGCCCGGTTCCTTCCTTCTGGAGGTCTTCCTTTACTTTTTGTTCGTCATTCCGGGGCTGATTTACACCGTTTACCGCTCTTCCCATCGGCAGGAGGTCTGCCCGGTTTGCCGGGCCCGGATGCTTCCACTCGGGAGCGCTGGCGGCCACCAGGTCGTGCAGCGGTTTTTTCAATCCTCCAAGGTTGAGTTCCGATGAATCCCCGGCGACATTCGAACGCTGCCCTTGCGGCCGCTCTCATCCGGGACCACGATTGGGATTGGGACGCAGCTTACTCCGCCGTTCGCGCCTGGCGTTATGGGAAATCCGTGGACTGAAGCATCCAGACCGGGCCATGTCTGAAGTCATGCGGGCCAAACGCATCATCCTGGAACCCTCCCTCGCCGCCGAAATCGAGGCGTCATACCGTCGTGTAAAAACCGGCGGTGCGTGAGGTCTGCCGTTTCGCTGCACCGTTCCTGCCGGTCCTATGCAAGGCCCCATGGTCCGGCTTGAATCTGTACCATTTCAGTTTTTCCTGGTCGTCGTTGAAACTGCTCTTCCCGTCCATTTCCCTCTTTCAGCTTTCGGCCTGCTGTAACTCCTTGTAATTAAGCCTCTTTCAGCCTGCTTCGGCTTCCTTCAGCCATTATTTCGGTGTCCCGCACTCGTGCACAATGAAGCAAAGTTCTGCAGGAGCGATAAT